CGGCTAGCTAATATTTTGGTACTAACAACCACTGTATGCCAATGGTCGTGTTCTCTCAAAGATGTCTACCTCTAACTTCAAACTTGAAGGAGTCGGCAGATTTGAACAAAGAAGAAAGGAAAGGGGAGTTGCTCACTTACCAGTGGGAGACTCTACTTTCCTATTTGAAGAAGGCCGTAAGAACAGGAGAACCTAGTGATAGGTTCTCATGGGATTACGACTATGAATCATTGTGGTCCCCCAAACTGAGGGACCCAATGGGACATAAAATAAATCCGTTCCGGTGTTCAGGCAATGCATTGTTTAACACAATAAAATGCCGTACACACTGGTTTAAAAGATTACCGCTTTCAGGAAAGAATCGCGTAAGGAAACTTTGCGAGAATTCTAGCGGACGACGTAAACTTAGGGATTGTCTGAACACCGTTGATGGTGTGATGACAAGCCTAATATTTTCTTTTCCTGAATTATTTATAACCGAAGGCGGGTACACCGCCTCCGATAGAATAACTAATTCAATTATACTTAACTGCTTCCACAATTACGACAGGTTCCAAAAGAAACTGAAGAAATTACGGAAATCGATCAAACATGCGGGGCTTAACCATATGGATGTTAACTTTCCAATGGACGAGCTCCGCGACATGAGTTATTTTGTACGACCTATCCAAATACTTAACAGTATGAAGAAAAGTTCGTCAAAATCAAAAATGTTTAGGGTTGCTATGATCTCTCAAACCCGTGCAACCGGCCTGGCCGGAAGCATGATGATGAAAGAATCAGTTGAAGAATTTCTCAACACCGTTACGGTGAAGAGGGAATTCGAACCCGATGAATTAATGGTTAAATGCATAGAAGAAATTCAGGATGGTTTATCATCCGAATTGCGTCTGGGCATGAATAGTGAATTTAAAGTCTCGATGAGTACTGCCGCTTGTCGCGAAAGTCCTGCACGAGACGAAGGAAAATTCGGTTACCTAAAGAAATTAGTTGAGGAATTCGGTATAGAAATCCCCAAATTATCTGAAGGTATCCCTGGAACACTAGGAAACTGGCTCTGGCCACTCTCAAAAAGAATGCTAGACACAGAATCCGAACAAGTAAAGTCAGTAAATGTTGCTGCCATTCGAGAGAATGGCAAAGCACGTGTAGTGACGAGTGGAAGTTTCTGGAAGGATGTGGCTTTACAACCGTTTAGCCACATTACCATCCATCTAATAAAGACATTACCTGACCTGAGGTCCGGCCTAAAGGCCGGACGACTCGGGTGGAGGTTTATTGAAAAGATATGGTTCGGTAGTAACTCACCTTTTAACTGGATGTTAGAAGATGGCGCACTACTTTACTCAAGCGATTTAGAAAAGGCCACCGACAAGCCAACCCACGCCATGGCGAGGTTGCTTGTAGGTGGTTTATTACGAAAATGTGGTCTTGACGACGAGTCTTTAGCCTATGTATTAGACTATTGGGTCGGAGACAAGACACTATACTATCAAGGGAAGAACGTAGGTACTCTAGTCAATGGAATACCTATGGGCGACCCGCTTACGAAGACATGTCTCTCGCTATCACACGTGGTAGCAGATCTGTACGCAAGGTACAGCACCGGATCTTTAGCCCATGGCGAAGGAAACGGTGACGATGTCATAAGAATTGTGGAAAGCCATAAATACGTCATTGCCTTCGAGAAGGCAATGAGTATGCTTGGCTACGATACCTCGTACCTAGATACTGCGTTAAGCAGGACCTGGGGAACGTATTGTGAAGAATTTTTCTATTTACCCACCTCACATGTTAACACAGTGCAGTGGGGCAATAGATTCCAGAATAGCTTACTCCTCCCTTATCTTGACATTGTCAAGCTGAGGACGGTGATAGCAACAGAAAAGGATAGAGAGGACTTCTCATCTAACCCATCGGGTAAAGTAACACTGATGGGGCACGATGCGGAGTACTTCAAAGTACGTGAACCTGGACCCCACCCGACAATATTTGCTATTGCGAGTGGGATGCAGGATGTTAATCTTGATGTCATAAACTCAAAAGATCCGCTCTACCTGCCAAGGCAGGTGAACGGAGTGGGGCGAGCCCCACCCTATTGGTCAAAAGTGAGTTGGTTAAATATATTGAAACGGTGCCGTCCTTGGCACAGAAAATACTACTTAACCGTTATGCGCGAACTAAATAAACCTGGGACTTCAGGCGTCTCCCGTTTTAAAGGGACCCTGAAGGAATCAAAACACTTCGGTACAGAAATGTACGTCGAACATTTTGAAATCCCTGACGATGATCCAATCCGTACCAAAATCATGGTTCCATTCTACGAGTGGGACCGATGGGAGTACGGAGTGTTAGAAAAGTTGATAAACCTTGGTTACCTTATTCCTGAGAGTAAGATCGCCAAGTATTATCTATTTCAAGAAAGACTCGAAGAACTAGAAACCTCAACAAAGAGGGATCTATTTGCACGAGTCAGAGAAGAACTTGACCCCCTGCCAGATCCAGATCCATCTGAGGAAAAGGAAATAGTAGGGAGTTTTATTAATAACTATAGAGATGCTCCGTATCGGATCAAAAGATCCAGAGCGGAAAATCTATATGCAGCAAACGCAGTGGCGATGCTCGAGAAGGGAAATCCCCTTGTGGTCGAGCATCCATTTCCACTTATTAAAAAGTTTGGTAAACGTGAGAAACCCTTGACGATCTATGATAGACAAGGATTCGAACTATATACCTGGTTCATTAGCAAGTGGGCGGCGGGACGAGAAAGGAAAGCCTTCCGAGTGCCGCCGCCTCAACATATTCTTGAAGATGACAACATCATCATCCAACGTATAGCGGATTCTGATGCTGAAATTTTCTGCATTATAACTGATGATGTGAGATTATACAGGTTAGCCCTGAATAAGTTCCCATCAAAAATGATTTGGCGAATGTCAGTTTATCATTACCTCCAGACAAATACATGGCTAGAGAGTAGTGAGCTTGACATTTCATACGACGATTATTTCGAAGCAACAGTTCACAGGGAATTTGATTTCGCCTTTGACACCTTGATCCTACAGGATCTGGGGTCAACTGAAGCTTTCGTAGCAAAATTTATCACAAAGAAGGCCGGTGTCCATTTCGAGACAATCGGCATTCCTTGGAAAAAGGATATTAAGGCCGAGAACCTAGAGAGAAAGCCTTTAGGGCAATCTCTCGTGGATCCGGGCGCAAGAAGTTTAGACGAATTGAGCTTTCCCCGTCAGTTATGCACTGAGGCGGATTACTCTTTTCTGATACAAAAGGCGAAGGACCTTGCAGAAGAGGAATCATCTTACGATGACGACTCCGATGCATGAAGGCTTCGCCCAATGCCGTGAACTCCCGTACAACTCATTCGAGCGTAAAGCAGAGATGAAGCGACGGACAAACTGTAAGGAATGCCCAGCTCCAAAAGAGCTCGCACGAATTACAAACGCTGACTCCGA